CTCTAGCGGTCTGAATTGATTCGGTCCGATTTCCATCGCAATATAAAGTTGGTTTGGCGGCGATGTTTTTAGAGTAACAGCAATATGCTGTTTGAGACTAAAAAGTGTCTCAAACGGAAAGATTGCCGCGAATCTAGAATCATCTAATTTTACCATACGGGTCTCATCCAAATGAGAAAGTATCGTAATTGCCCGTGGTCCTAATGAAGGCAACCGGGACGGTTCTGTTATGTCCATTGCTATTGTGGTTTGCGTTTTGAATTCTTAGGTCTAATCTAATCTTTCAAGCCGTCATCTACGGTCTCCTTATACTTAGGAGAATCCGTAATATGGACGCCACAGTACTCAACAGGATGCGCCGAAAAATTTGTATATTCATATACACCCGTCGCCTCCGCCTGCTCCAGCAACCACGCAAAATGGTTCCAAAACTCCGGTGTATGTCCTATACTACTCGTACCAACATGGCTCATTTCGTGTAGCGCCACAAATACAACAATATTTTCCTGTACAAGTTGTTCCTTTTCATCACGCTGTCGCAGACACATAAAAATCTGCTCACCCTTATTCACCGAGTACGATGTATACTGCGCATCCGGTGTAGATTCACTAAAACGCTGTGCCGAGCAGTCAAAGTTATCAATCATCTGTTTTACAAACTTCTTATCGTAATACTTATTCCTCAGGTAATCACGAAGTTTGAGAAGACGACCACGTACACGGGCAAGACGATCCGCTGCGTCCTGCTTATCGGGAAGATTACGGACGAGATACATTTCGCCGTCTACCGTTGATTTCGTGAGTGCGACAGGATACTTTAATTCCTTCATAGCGAGTCCAGCGTATCCTAGACCTACCACACCCGCTAAGAAAGCCCATGGGAGAATAGAATCGTTCATATCCTTACTTTAGGATGTACAAAATTGAGATTCCTTTGTATCGCTGTACTTCTAACAATAGGATAATGGAGTATATGGTGGTCTATGCGGATACGCCCGACGGGCTAACAGCAAAAGTAACGGCAGCTCTTGGGGAGAACTGGCGCCTCTGTGGCGGCGTAGCGGTGGCGACAGTGCCGACATCGGTGGATGGAGGCGGAGTGTATAAGAATGCCATTTCGTTCTATCAGGCGATGGTGCGTGAGGGTGGGGCGCCTCTGGTGATTCCTACTGCGGCTTTAACGGGCTTGTATGTGTAGTTTGAAATAGATGAACTGTGTTCAACTCTTTCAAAAAGAGATTGGGTTGGGTACTTAAGCGATTTCGAGCACACGGCGATTTACGTCCGGTTCTATTGTCGAATTCAGCCATGGGCTCACGTTCACCTGCGGGTTCGGCGGCTCCGAGCGGAGATCCCAAGACGCGTTACGCAGCGACTGTCCAACCGTGTTGACACCGATGAGGGCACCAGCGTTCAAGAAGTTCTTGCCGGCAATATCACCAGCACCCTGAGGGTTCACCTGCGCCCACTTGGAGTTGGGGTCATTGGGGAGGAGTTCCTGAGGGGCGAGCTGATTCTTAGGGTAGCAGTTGGATGGTGTAGAAGCAGCGGCGAATGGCATTGGGGAAGGCGCATCCTGGAAGCCCTCCTTGACGGCGTGCATGCCTGGGTTGGGTGGTGTATCGGGGCTGACAGTTGTTCCAAGGGGTGTGGCGTTCTGAGTCGCATTCATTACACGGGCGAGGTCAACCGGTCCAGGTGTAGGAAAAGCATTGGCGGGTGTGCCGGTCATCGACTGGGGACCAGTCATCATTGTAGTAGGACCGGAGTTCTGGAAACCCTCACGGCGCCAGTGGCGCTTGCCCTTAAGAAGTCCACCGAGCGTAGGATCTAATACAAAGAACAAACCTAAGGCAACCAATACGGCTAGACCGACCAGGAGTGGTGTTCGCGAAGACATTTTCTCTAATTCCCTTGTTTGTATTTTTTTTACGCCTCGCTGTTTATTGAGGCATCGTCGTCTGACACCCAATCGCTAAATTCGGACTCATCGTCGGACACCTCATATTTTCTAAAAAAGTCGTTCATCGCACCGAGGGCGGTTTGTCTAGCCTCGTCGGCAGTCCGGAAGAGGACCTTTACATATTCTTTCGCCGCCGCTTTCTCTTTTGCTATTAATGCCGGGCTACGTAATGTAATATTCGCATTTGTTGCGGCTGCCTCAAGATCGTTCACCTCCTCAATCTCCTTTGCCGGAGTCTGCCAATCGAAGTCAATGACATCGTTCTGACTATCCTTCTCCAAGAACTTCACGGCAAACTTTGGCGAGATGGTAGACCGGGTAATAAGAATACCGATTAACTCCAAGTCAACGATAGAATTTGTATATGCACCTTCCTTCACATCAAAGAAAAATTCTTTTTGCGTATACTCGTTCCAGTGCGGAGTGTTTGTATCATCATATATAATGCCCCACTGTGGTGTAATACGTTCTAACGATTCAAAGGACGGCTTGTTTTTAAAGAGCGTCTCCGTCTTTGTAAGTTCATTTAATACTTTGTTCTGAAGTTCCTTAAACTTTGGCTGTACTACCGGGTCGGGAAGTATTGTAAGAGTCTTATCCATTCGTAGGCGTGCTCCCAGGGGTGCTGGTTTCGCCATCGGCACGTAAAAATATACGTTATTTCCATTGGCACGACGTTCCGGGACTCCAAACATTGGTTCTGATTTGAGCTGCGATGTACGTTGAAAAATAGTTCCGCACCCCATCTCAATGAGTGCTGGAACTCTTCTTAGTTCGTCGGGACAGCGTGACCGATATACAGAAGCAACTGGCGATTTGGCGGAACATATTGGTGATAAAATACTGATTTTGTTAAGGTCTCCCGAAAATCAAGCACGAATCCAATCGGTACTTGACCCGATTATTTCGCATATTATTAATCGTATTTTTCCATATATACTGCTTTCAGCAATACTCTTTTTGATTTTATTTATTTTAACGATAGGAACCTTCTATATGGTTATGCGTACATCGGCAACCATGACTTATAATACTAAGATATCAGACTGATAGAGTTTACTGAATTGGTCGGCGTCCATATCTTTGAGATGCTGTGTGCGAAGAATATCAAGATACGGAGTCTCTGATACGATAGCATTCTTATCTCCCTTCTTCCACAGTGACCACTTCATCCACTGCTTCTCGCTCATGAGAGATTCAACCGTTTCGTTTCGTCCGTTGAGCATATCAATTGCCCTATCGTAAGGAAGAAAGTCCATAATACGAATGGACTCCAACGCTTTGTGAAGATTGCCCTTATATTTAATTGTAAAGTACGATTGCTTGAATGGCAAAGACTTCGCCTTGTTTGTATAATCGGATCCCATCAGAACACACATTTCTAGAAACTGCGAGTATGACAGTCCAGCATGCTGTAAAATATTACTGAGTTCGTAGATAATCCAGCCGGTCGTATCGCCTGGAACGCCCATTCGTTCAGGAACAAGCATAGTATGGACACCACGTGCCAGCAAATCCATATCATTACTCATCACAGCATCCAATTCACCACGGCGCATCAAATACGCCAAAACATTGTCCGCTTCGCCATTGGCATTCAAGAAGAGAACACCCGCCGCATACAGCAGTCGCTTCACCTCATCACGCTCGTCGGTCGTCACGTAGACGGACCCTGCCGAAAGACTGCCAATCTCTTTCGTAAGCGTATCACGCTGCTCTTTTGTCATATCAACATTCTCAATATCAGTTGACAACTGTTGGAGTTTCTGGTCATTTTTGAGTCGTGCTTCATTACGCTGTTTGATTGTTTCCCGCTTTTCGTCCGGTGGCTTGCCGTCAAAGACCGGAATCGGTATAATATTATATTCCCTACATTTCGCAATCAGGTGCGCAATGTAAGTAATTGGATGTGTTTTGTTGGCTTTCGCCTTGTAGAGGAAACCAAGAATGTCAATGCCGATACGTTTCTTGGTGAAGGATGCCCAATTGGGCGATTTGATGGCTGCCGGTGCCGCCCACCGGATCCAGCCAGTAAGTCCACGGATGCCCATTGTAGAAGGAAGGAGACGAAAGAAGTAATTATTAACGATGAAGTGTGTAGTTTCGGAGTGCTCAATCGGCAGACTCGTAGTAGGGGGCTCAATTTTTTTATCTCTTAAATCCCTCAAGAACGTTCGGCACACTCATTCTTAAACTCATGTCTTGAGGGGTTGTGTGCTTTGCTATAGTGCGTAACCGTTCTAACTCAGGTGTCACCAAACCACACATTACATATTTCTTCTCCTCATCGGTTGTCCCTTGTCCAAAGACCCACAAAAATTCAAAATGGGGGGCGAGGGCTGCTTTTAGCACATAATACGCAAATACACTCGTATTCTCCTCCCATCGGTGAGTAGCCCTCGCCAAGAGTTGGACCGCCTGTGCGTCCTGCCACTTACGCTGTCTCTCCCACGGTTTGCCATACCATTCGCACGCCAGCCATTCAGCATATAACTCGGTCCAAGCTTCAAATAAATGCGGATTGAGTTTATCGGTCTTATTCATCTTCCAGCACGGTGCCGGCGCCGGTCCGACCTTCCAATCCCACTTCATAGCGTGAATCATTTCGTGAATAAGCACCCGCTCCCATTCCTCTTTACGATAAATCACAATATTCGAGGTACCAACAATTGTCCATCCACCATTGACCTGCGCTTTTGTCGGCCACTGATTTGCCTTGATTTCCCGTGGGTCATCACGATACCATAGATAAATCTTAAATCCTGGTGCGGCTCCTAACCATTTGAGTATCGCATCGGTTGTTCGTGCGACCTCTGTAGACTTTCCTAGGTCCGGTGTAATCAAAAAGAGTGTACTTCCCTGCCAAAGCTCGTATTTGAGTCCTTGCGTGGCTGGGTTCTCTAACAATGAGAAAATGGTCTGCTGTTCCCAGCCACTAGCTATCTGCCTTTTTGCTTCGTCGAACTCTTGCGGGCTTAGCGGTTGGTGTCGCTTTTGTGGTTTCAGCGGGGGCAGCGGCACTGATTGGAGTAGCGCTAACGCCGACTCCACCGGCGGACTCGTGGACGAGTTCATTTTGTAGTGGCGTGTCTTTTTTATGCGTTTGCTGCGGAGGCAGCAGGGATGAATGGGTGCGCACGGTTTCAAACAAAAAGAGTACTGCTGATTCTAAGGAAAGTGGTGTACGGTACGATGTATGCGGCTCCGCCATTGTGAGCGACTTCATAGCGAGCCAGAATACATGGGGCTCTAGAAGCATATGCTGCCGCTGAATGGCGGCGGCACAACTATCAATAATCTCGGGTCCCGTTTGGCAGAAACTGAGTGCCTGATATACGATACTACGTAGCCACTGGACCACTTTGAGGTCGGGCTTTCTACCGGACCGTGCGTTCTGAATGAGCAATGCTATCATCTCGTCGTAGAAATCCTGAATACGGCGTGGCCACTGGCTAGGCTCTGCTGAAAAATACTTCTGAATCTCCTCAATACGTTCAGGTCGTCCTTCGCACTTCTCATAGGCGACTTGAGACATGAATGGAGAGGGAACCGTGGTTGCCCACGTATTGTACGACATACGGGGCATACGATAGCGTACAAAGGCGTCGTCTAATAGGGCGAGTGGACCCGTCATTTCACGGGCAGTCATCCAAAGCATTCCCGCCGCCTCGGGTGGTAGAACAAACTGCTGAAGAATAGCACGGACACGAATCGCCGCTGCTAAAGAAAGACTATGCGCACGTCGTAAGACAACGAGTTTTCGGGACGATGCCCTTAGACTATTGAGTACGTCACCGCTGCTAAAGAAACTGGTCAAGAGATCGCCTATAATTTGCTTATCCTGCATGGATAAGTTCGGAATATCAATTTCAAAATGGTAGGGGCTGGTAAAGACGCGGGCTTCATAGCTATCGCCGACCGTAAATGTACGGGTTTCCAAAGGATAGGTGATTTTTCCATTATTCTCCTCTTCAATAAGACGTCGGAGCTCTTTGGTTTTTCCAGACCCCGCAGGTCCGATAAAAAGGAAAGGAATATCCAATCGCTTCATCATTAGTTGATATGATGAGGTGATGGGTTTAGACGGACTTAGACGGACTTTTGTGGGACTTACTGATTGCCGGTCGCTAACGTATCCCGCATATTGCTTACGGTAACTGTAGCAATACTTGCTGAAATGAGAGAGCAGGGTAATACAATCAGCATTACAATCAGAAGCATAAACTGAATCATCTGTCCAGGATTATGGCTAAAATGGTACAACGCGAGCGCATAGGCAATCAGCGATGCTACAAAACTAAATACCGTTACAATGGTCAAAAGTTTGGTATTTTGCGACGAATCTTTTGGTAAAAGAGTGCCATATGTCACACCCGCAATGATTGCTAAGACTCCGCAGACACTTACAGATATCCAAAATGGCGCATTAAACGACATACTCTATTATATATTTAGTTTATCGCCTACGCCCCCCTCCTTTTACTACCGCCTTTGCCGTATCTCCAAACGCCGTAGCAAATGTATCCCATTTGATACCTGTGCCGGGCGGCGTTGATATAATAACCGCAATACCACACAGTATTAGAATTGATACAATAAGAGGCACAAAAAATCGGCGAAAATAGACATCTTTAATTACAGGATCTCTATGCTTGCGTCTAGTTGCCCCACCGCCACTACAAGATGGATTCGGAGTATCCATTTACAATGGTTCATCTTTTTCTAATTATAGTATAAGGAGCGGTCTGCTATGTCTACGTTTCAATGTAATCCTGCGTTACATCGCCGGGACGGAGAGACCTGTCTACCACAAGGTGCTCTTCAGCGATTAACCCGTGCGTGGAACAAAACCCATCCCCGGCATAAAATCAGTGTCCGAAAGACACGAAAAAACGTAAAGCAGTCGGCTGGCGAACAAGCGCAACCTGATACAAATCTTTGGAATGAACTACGTGAAAATATGAAGTCGCACTACAAGTGCGAAACAGAGTTCTGCGCCGTTAAGAAAATGCCTGGAATATCGGACAAAGATAAGAAAGAGTTGAAAGTATTTTTCAAGCCCGAAAAACCCAAAAAATGGGACAAAAAGCCGACCGATTGGCTGGATAGTTACAATATTGAAGATGTCATGAAACAGTATGAAGCCGCCTATCCTTTCTTTGATTTCATTGGTCCAGTGCCTATTGATTTTGACGCCAAAGACGAGTCGGCGTGGGGAAAATGTATCGTAAATGAACTCTGTCGGCTCGATTTGAAAGACTTAGCACTGAAGGGAAAAACAAAGATTGGTATTATTTTCAACTTAGACCCGCACGATGAACCTGGCTCGCATTGGATATGTGCCTTTATTGACCTTGAAAAGAGTGCTGCCTACTACTACGATTCATATGGATATAAGCCTCCCGATGAAGTTGTACGACTTCTTAAACGCTGTAAAGACCAAGGAGTCAAAAATATCTATTACAATGATATCCGTCATCAGAGAAAAACCTCAGAATGTGGTACATTTTGCTTATTAGTCATTATATGCCTTCTCAAAGGCAAAGAGTTCCAAGATATCTGTAAAACTATGTTAAATGACGACCAAGTGAATAAGGTTCGTGATATTATGTTCGCCGAAGAGAAGCCACGAAAAGGGGCTCTAGACGATGCCCTAAAAACGCTCTGTATCTGAGCGTTCTGTTTAAAATTTACGATATATGTTGGTAGTTTAGAAAGATGTCCGGACGAACAGGTGGTCCGCAACAGAACTTGTTTCTAAACGGAGCGAATTACTCCAAAATCGTAGGATTCTTACGCACGCGCTATGCGAAGAAAATGGGTCTTTCGGCTCTGCCCGAAAAGGTGGACGAGAAACTCCAGAAGTACACGCAGCATTTTATGACCGAAGTCGCTCGTGTTCAGGGTCAGGACAAGCCCCAAAATGCCCTCGCAACCGAAGTGATTCGCGAGACAGAAACGTCTATGGATTCCTGGCTACGCAAGCAGCAGGCGGCGCAGCCTCCTACCACCGTTACCGTCGGTACCTATCCACGCGGCGAAGATGTATCAAAACTCTTCCAGGATACCAGCACCCGTTACGAAAACATGATGGCGTCCCGTGCTCCGATTCCTATTCCGCAGGTCGGTCTTCCCGATTTCCGTGCGCCCGAGCCCGAGCTTGACGACGACGAGGATCCCGTACTACTGATGCAGCGTGAGACCAAGCGTCGTGAAGACCAGGCACGTGCCCTCGGTATCCCAGTAGCACCTCCCGCCCCCTCATTTCCAAGTAGGAAGGTGGAGGCAGCCCAAAACGGCGGTGCCTCCGTTATGCCACCCCGTATGGAAATTCGCGATGAAGCACCGCCCTCGGCTACCCAGCCCGTTCCTCCCCAGGCGGATCCGCCGCCGCCCCAACTTGCTCCCCGCCCTCAAGACTACATCATTCCCCAGGAGGACGTTGTCAAGTACCGTGAAACCGAGTACAACGTTTTTATTACGAGCTCGGACCGTAACTGGCTCGTCAATACGAACGAAAATCGCTACAACTTTTCCGTCATTTTCAATACCGGCAATACTACGGGTGCTCTCGGCTACAATAGCGCCGTCCAGCAGCGCTTCCGCAATATTCAGCGTATTGAATTTGTGAAGGCAATTGTACCAATTGAATCACTCACCGCACTTGTACGAGTGCCCTCTGCGGGCTCATATGATACCAGTCGTGTTGTTAATATCTTCTCGCTGCCCTTTGCCGGTGTTCGTATCGCCGAACTCAATAACAATCTATTCTCTACCAATCCCGATGAGGATAATACATTCTCTATTGTCCAGTACGATGCAACATGGTCCTCCGATTTATATGTTCCCCAATCATACTTGCCGTCTACATCATCTGGTTACGGCAATTTACCTGCCGACAAGACCGGTTATACTGTCTTTATTCCAAAGTTCCTCAAGACACAGCGTATCTACAGCCCTACACCCCTAGCAACCCTGAACCGTCTAACAATTCGTATGGAACGCCACAATACACAGCTCATCAGCCCAGACCCCGATGTATTCTTCATCAGCCGTATTCAGCTCAGCGACTTGCTGACGAACTTCGGTGGCACTGGTACTACCACCGATAATACAAATTATTCCAGTGTAACGACAACGGGATCCGAGAACCCCTATATCTTCATTAAAACTGTGAATTACTTCTTATTCAGTGCTATTAGCGAAGGTGATATCATTAATATTCAGGGTTGTACTGTTGCTACTGGAAACGGTGTAACTGCCAGCGGTGCCGTAGATTTCACAAACTTTATCAATCAGCCCAACGGTCAGTATGTTGTTGCTACTGGCTATATTAATGTCTCAGGCGGCAACTCAACCATTAATCTTGGTCGTAACAACGCCGGCTACTGTAACGTAATCATCCTCCGCAACCGTTTTGACAATGCTGCTATCACGGGTGGCACGACTCGCAATCTCGGTCCCTCCTATTTTGGTGGATTCTTGTCCGAGGAGGAGAGCGCTACGAGCGGTTCTACATCCGGTCTTACTTACAACCTTAACCAGACCGCTACCACTCAGACAAATTGC